AGTTTCATCCACCTAGAGCCTCTAATATCGGACCCTCGATCCACTCCTTAATCTTACCGTTATCCGTTAGCTCGCGGAGAGAACTGCGGAGAAAGCTACGCTCCTTAAATGGTGGGTGGACTACGTGGCTCGCGAATACCATGCCACCAAATCCTTGCCAAGCAAGTGACTTCGCCCGCATGGGATAGATATCGTATGAATCCGTAGTACCGAACTCATGGACCTTGCCGTACCAAGCCGTACTTCCTACGCCTACCGTACCGACGACGATATCGCCGGAGTCCTCTACCGGGAGCGCAATCGTGTTACGAGCGAGATTACCGGTTCGCTGGTTTAGAACCTGTCCATGTAACTTATTCTGAATGACGTCAGTCTGCACACCGATGGTAGCCTTGGTAACCCCCATCACGATAGCGGCATGGAGCCTGTCGCGCTCCTCCCGCAACCCGTCAGCGACGTTGCTGTTTACAGTTATCGTGATCACTCAATTTCCTTCAACGCAGCCGCATACGAAACCGCCCTATCCGGATCAATGGAGGCAAGTTGGTTTAGTACGAACTTCGCCTGCGTACGGAGTAGCGTGATTTCAACTTTTAACGTAACCGTCGCGATAATACCTTCGACTTTCGATTCCAAAAGAGCTAACGGATTTTCCATTTTTACACACATCCTTCTACCATTCAGCGATAGGAACCAATTTGTAGCGATTTACAACGCCCATCACCTCGTCGGGGGCCTCCTTGATCTGATAGCTCGTAGACTGCCCCGGAGCCGCAATTAAGGACTTCAAGTGAATACCAGCCGCGTTCCGCTGGAACTTATATAGCACGAAGTCTATACAGGCCTGCGCAACGTCCGCGAGAAGATTTCCACCCGCGTCTGTAAGTCCGTGCGTATAGTTGATTGTAATGTTCTGCTTGCCGTAGCTGAATACTGCTCCGCAAAGCCCTCCGGCATTCCACTCCCCGAAATACCCTATGCCCATGCATCCGATCAGGAAAACGCTATACCCATCCGTCGTCCAGCCTCCGGTCACTCCGTCGGAAGAAGGCTGCACCACTTGGTTATTTATCGCAATGCTGTTAACGGAAACGACCGGCCAGTTCTTAAGGCACATCTGCGTGTTACCGTTTCCATTCCGGCGCTCGTTCACCGTTACCTGCGCCCACCCGGAACGGTTCATCCGGGAAAGCATCCACTGGCTGCAACTCGTAATCAAACGTTGTAAAGTTCGGTCCTGAGATGCAAGATTTATTCCGCTCGAAGCATTAGCATATCCGAACTCTTCCTTTATATTCGCTACGGTCGTGAGATCCAACGGTGATGGATTAGTTCCCGTAAGTAACGTGGGAGCGACGGTAAACGTCCCCTGTATAACTGCCGTCGCTGCTCCGCTCCCCTGCCAAGCGTAGGTATAGATACCGGCCAAGGAAACCGGAACATCCTGGTAGTAGTTTCCGACACTCACCCGAAATGTACTAGCGTAAAGCGTAACGTTTCCAGCGGGGTCCCAAACGTTAAGTACAACATCGGTAGGGTCGACTAGATTTCCGTTCGCGTCCAGGAACGTAACAGTAATGTGAGGCTGGCTCCCGACGTAGTACGTTATGTTCGTCGTCACATTACCTCCGTAGTTCCAAAAATGCCGAGAACGCTAGTAATCGCCGAGAACGCCGGTATCACTTTTGTAGTTCCGTGCGCAGAAATAGAGCTTATCGGTAACCTAGCGACGGACTGTGTGGCAACCCCGAACAGGTAGACGTTCGCACTTCCGGTCTCACTCACCAACGCGACACGCGGCTGCGTACTGACACCCACAAGGAATACGCTAATCCCGACGGCGGCTGTGACGGTCCCGAGCTGCGGTATAGTCGCGTTAGAACCGGAAGTAACATTCGCCCCCGCACTTGGGAAGAGAGCACTTATAGAAATCGCGGCGGAAACTCCGAACACCGTGATGTTAGCGCTATTCGTGTTACTAGTAGAAGTGCTTATATTAGTAAGAGAACTAGCGCTAACAGTTCCTATAAGCGGGGCTTTACCGCCGCCCGACGAGCTAATATTTCCCAATACGGAGGAGGTCGTATTCCCAGCAGGTACGGGGTTTGCTGAACCCTTCTCGGAAACTATCGCGGCTAAAGAGGTCGCGCTTACTCCCGTGAGATTCACAGATGCGTTAGTCGTGGACGCAACACGGTAAGCAGCGAACAATCCCGACCGCACCCCACTGGTAGAACCGGCATCATCTGGAGTTATCGTCTGAATACCAGCAATCCCGGCAATAGAGTCTTGAACAGCAGTCGTCCAACCGGCAAAAGAAGTTGTATCCTCTAACGTATACCCAGCACTCGCAACGGGAGTTACCAAACTTTGCCAAAGCGTTAAACATACCAACAGTTCTGCATCACTTGCAGTTGTGAGAGAGATTGGCGTTGGAACGCCTTTATTGTATCCGGTGAATGTATCAAAACGCGGAGATAGCGCCGAAGCATACTCCGACACAAAAACACGTGTTAAAGCACTATTTAACGGCGTATCCACTAAAATCGTAAGCGCTGCTCCTCCCCCTAAAACAATTGTTGTAGACGCAACTCCCGTATAGTATCCGATACCTTCAGCGTCTACTGTATAGATATTGCCTGCACTGTCGCTAACCGTAGTTACACCGTACGCATAATAAGCGTCTATGAAAATGGACACTACGATCAATGACCCGGCGGTAACCGGGTTGCCGGACGTAAGCGAGAAGCTGGTGCCGAAGCTGGGACCGAAGCCCCAGCTCTGGATTGGAGGAACAGCAGACATTTAAGTTAACCGGATGATTGCGCTGCTACTATTGTTAGTCGGGAGGACCACGGTGAAGGTACCGAGCGTCGAAGCGATATCAGAACCGAAGTTAAAAGCGGCCACCACATTACCGCCCGCGCTGGAGTTATAGAGTACGGCTCCACGGCTGATGATGGTCGCGCTCGGTCCCCAGTTCGGATTCGTAGACCACGATATGTATGCGATGTGCGTGCTAGTATCAAGTCCGGGGTTAGCGTTCGGAGTCATCGTGAACCCGCCGCTAGTATACTGCCCGTTCCCGCTAGTGTCGGCTGCCTCGTCCGTACCCACGTTAGAATTAGTAGGGGAACTAGAACCCGGCGTACCCACGTTCGTCGTATTGGTACCGTAAGTCCCGGCCCCAGCAGCCGCCGCCTTAAGAAGCAGCAGCTTGAACGTGCTGCCCACGCTCGCTTTGAACAAGTGAATGCCTTCGAGGACCTCCTGCTTCCAAGTGTCGGCGAAAGCCGTATTAACCGTCAGAGACATTATGGTCCTCCTGTATCTTCAGTACTTCCGCTAAAGGCGTATCGGGGTTTACTATCCCATTTAACCCCCAGATCATGTTGCTAAGGTATAGCACCGTGTCGTTTCCATCGCCCGGCGGTGCCCACTCATAGATCGCTTCGCGGAGAGTAAATCCGCGCTCCGCGTAGAGGGCTAGCTGCCGCTCTAGGTCCTCCCAGCCGTATTCTACCGTATCGATAGTCCCGATAGCGTTTTGGTCGCCGCCGGGATGCGTAGAGTGCGGTGAGTGCCTGAGGTCACCGGGATTGTTACGGATGGTCGGTATCGCTCCCGGTTTTCCGAATCCTTCCTCCCGAGCTATTAATCTAGCGAGCTTGGTCATCGAGCTTCGATCTTCGCGATGCCGAGGTCCGGCAGCTTGACCAACGCATCCCTCACCGTCGAAAAGCTCTCCGTCGGGATTCGGCTAAGTTCCCGTAGTATGCTGTCCACGGTTTCATGGAAACTCTGTTCCAGCGCCTTCGTGAGGATCTGGCGCGTTTGTGGGTCGTTAAGCATATTGGATGCTTTGCCGATTGAGATACCGAGCTTGAGAGCTACGGAGCCGACCTCAATCTGGAGGATGGGAGTTAGGATGAGTCTGCTAAGTTGTTGTTCGGGGTCCACTAAGTTACGTCCTTGTTGCTGATCAGAATCGAGAGGCAATCTTCGACGAGTTCCTCAGGGGTGTGTTCGAAGTCGCTGTCGTCGAGAAACAAGATTCGAAACCGTTCCCCGAGGTTCACGTGGACGGCCAGCCGCTCGTCCCACCCATTCTCGTCGTCGCCGTACTGCACGAACGTTATCGCGTGGTGGGCATTCTGGGGAGGAGGAACGGCTGTTTCTAGTCCTCGGAGGAAGTCGATGAGGTACTTGCGCATGTAGATTACCGTTTTCTGGCGTTACGGAGCCCAAGGCTGGCTTGCGGAGGGTAGGGGTACCCGTAAGTACCCCTACAGTTAGGGAAACGCGTCCTAAGGGTCTGTACGCAGTTGTTTAAGGTTTAGACATCTGATGCTCAAGAATCTTTTTATACTTGGAGTTTTTCTTACACCGTTCAAAAAACTTCAGTACCGTCGAACTTGATTTCATCATGTTACACGTATGGCATGCCGCGACGCAATTCTTAACCGTGTACCCCTTCGTACTATCGAGCCGGTCAATCCCGTTATAGGTGTAGTCTCCAATTCGCCCTTTTGTAATCTGAGCTGGCAGAGCGCCGCAATAGAAGCAGTTCTGCTGATTGAGTCCCCGTACCTGCTCCTTATTGAGTCGAAAACTAAGTCCACGTAGCTTAGCGCTGTTACGATAGTTGCCGAAGAGGGCATTAAAGGCGGATTCCCCAGGAGGTTTTGAAATAGCCTTAAGACGGTTCTCTTCATGAAGGCACCCACAACTTTGGCTATTACCGCCGCGTAATACTCCGCCGCTAACCCCGGAGTGAACAGTACCACAATCACAAACGCAGAGAAAACGCCCACCCGGTCCAACACGCTTAAGAACCTTCCAACGCCCGTAACGTTTTCCGGTTTCGTCTTTACCATAGAAGTTGCCCTTCTTGGCATTGTGGATATTAGTTCCACGAGCGCAGCCGCAATGTTTCCGCCGGTTCCCGCTCCGCAGATCCGCCCCGGACACCGCTAACTTTCTCCCACAATCACAAACGCAGTTCCATGTTATTCGATCCCCATTTCGGTCTTTGGATCGTCCGAGCACCGTAAGCTTTCCATACCGGTGCCCGGTTTCGTCCTTTTCATTTCCGTGGTGTTTCACCATATAGCTATTATACCCGTTTCCGTAGTATAATAGCTATAAGTTAGGAATTGCCTATGTTACTCAGGAGAGCCATTCCGTACGGAGTGTACAGTTGAAGGACTTCAGCAGCAAAGATCGAGTTCCGCCAGTTCGGTGTCGTCGCTGGCCAGATCACCTGGAAGTAGTCGCGCAGCGTGCGGATAGCTCTCGCGTAGGGGATGTTGGCCGATGGGTAGGGATTGATTTCCAAGTCGAAGAAGATATGCCCGTCGGGAATGTTCGGATGGATATCAATCGGGACTGGCTTACGAGCCCCGAGGGCGAAGCGGTTGTTTACCGAGCCGATGTACGCTGCGCCTGTAAGGTTCCCGACGTCACCGGGAGTATTCGAAACGCCGACGCGCCATTCGAGGCTGGAGCTGGTACCGGAGCTTAGGATCACCTTAGTGATACTATTAATAGAACCGGAGCCTGCCCAGATGTGTGTGGGACTAATTTTGAAATTATCCCACATATACTTAAAAACCGTATTGATCTCATTGCATCCGCCCGCATTGTCACTGGTGAGCACTGCGCCGTCGAGCGAGTTAAAGTACCCGTTACCGGCAACTGCCTGAGTGATAAGGCCGTCGAACGCGAGCGGGTTATAGCTATAGTCAGTACCACTGCCTGTATAGTTCGCCGCCTGCCCGGTTGTCGGCAGAACCTTGAACGTGGCCACGTTGGTAGCGGTGATTTGACTGAAGAACACCGAGCCCGCCGAGTTGGCATTTCCGAGGTACCAGATATAAGACGCAGCACCGGGGATGGCGACGGTCTTCATAGTGAAGCTGCCGGTAGCTCCAGAAGCGATATTCGCCGCCGCGCTGAGAGCGCTGATTTGACTAACGCCGCCGTTCATCGTGAGCGTAGTTCCGTCACCGTTCACCTTAACGTACTGTGGAACTACTGCGCTCCCACCGCCTCCGTTATACGCTGTAGGAGCATTGGTGAGCTGGAGCCCCTGGTAGCTAAGCGCAGCCACTGCCACATAGTAGTTGCCGCTTCCGGTAGCGCTGTTCAGGCTTCCGCCGGTGATACTAGTTACGCCCACAACGGTGGGAGTGTTAGCCTGCCCGAACTGGAGCCCGACCCCGGCGGTACCAGAGTTACCCCAAAGGATACGAGGTTCCTCCTGCAAGATCATGGCGTCAAGGGCCATTCTCTGGGCAGAAGAGCGAACGTCTTCGTACCCGTAACCGGCCCACTCGGCGAACCACGTCACGTTCGAGTCTAAGGCGAGCAGCTTGTAAGTCGCTACTCGTGGAACGACGGTCGGCGTGAGCAATGCACCACTCTGTCCTTCCGCCGCCTCGGCGGGCACATTACCTGCGTTGGGACTGGTGACTGCATTCCAGTGAACAGCCAAGCCCTGACCGCCGAGCGGGTTGGTGGTGCCGATGCGGGGCATCGTCTTACGGATGGGAGCCAATACCGGATACTGGTACTTGGCGCGGGCTTCCAGATCATAGAACGTCAGTCCGGTACTAGCGGAGATTCCGCCGGCCTTCTGAAGTTCCAGGAAGCGTGAAATGGTGCCTTCGATATTCTGTGCTAGATTCACGTTTAGTTTTCCTGTTTCAGTTTTTCAGTCGGCCACTTAGGACCGCTGCATGAGCTGCTCGATCCCGAAGAAGGGATTCCCGGATTGGGGCTTGAGATCCACGAGGACCTTCTGAACGGCGTCGCCCTGTGACTCCGTCGATTTAGTGAACTCGGGATTCGGCGTAATGCCGTCGGCTAATACCGGACTGACCGGAAGAGCGACGGTGATAGGGTTTCCGTTGGTCTGTCCGGCAACCTTTATCACCATACCGGTACCGTCTGCCGACTTCTCGACGGCAAAGCGAGCAGGGACCTGCTGAGTAGAGCCGGTCTGGGGAGCTGCCTTATCCAATGCAGCGGTAAAGCCTCCGGTGAAGCTACCGACGATCTGGGACAGACGGCGATCACTGTCCTTCTGCATCTTGGCGATGGATCGTTGATTGTCCTTATTCATCTTCTCCATCTGGCGCTGGAAGCCCTTTGCCATCTTCTCGCTCTTATCCCAATACGGAGCGGTAGGATGCTGGGTAGCAGCGGCGAGACCTTCGTCCACGCGGGTATTCGCTTCACTCTCATACTCTTCGATAGCGCCGTGGATCAAATCATGTGCTTCACCGATGCCCTTGGCAGCGGTCAGCACGCCCTTGTAGCTATCGAGCAGAGCAGTGTCTACTTCTTCCCGCTCTACCTTATTCAACAAACCGACGCCGTTGTTCTTCTTTGCCGCATCTTCATCGCCGTCTTTATCGTCCATGGCATCCTTCATCTTGTCGAGATTGTCCATGAGATCTTCATGGTGCTTGGCAGCTTTCCCGAAGCCGTCCTTCACCTTTGCCATATGTTCGGCGCGCTTGACCAAGTTGCCCGCAAAAACGTTGAGTGTCTCGGGGGTGGCCTTGTGCAGGCGCTCCGCCAGTTCGTTCGTCAGATTTACCGTGGCCATTTGTTGACCACCTCCTTTTTCAGTTTGTTCGGAAGCCTTCTTCAAAGCCTCCTTCTCCGCGTCAGCGCGGGCTAACAGTGCGAAATCTTTTACGATACTACCCGTAGTATACTTCTTTCCTACCAACCGGGTCATGTGCTTAGGACCTTCCCACTTCTCGCTCGGCAGGTCCATGCCCTTACTCTCATACAGAGCTTTAAGCTTAGTCTTTGCTTCTTCCTTATCGGGGCCGGAGTACGGCTGGCCGCGATAGTTACTATGGAGCGCTGCCCATGCGGCTCCCATCTGGGCAGTACTGTTCACAGGCAGGTGCGTCTTACCATCCGGCTCCGTGACCAAAAACTCCTTCTGTAGATCAGGATCACCTCCTTCGATGCGTTCTACTTCGTCTTCATCATCCTCGCAGTAGCCACACTTCGGGCAGCAACCATCCTCGTCCAGATCATCATCACCACACTCCGGGCAGACGCGCTTAGCGAGCTTGCCGAAGACCTTAGTACAGTCCTCGCATTTCCCCGTACTCCCGTCGTATTTGTCGGAGCCGCAGGCGGGGCACATCGGCTTGCCGCCCTTAGCAAGCTTCTCCGCCTTCATACACATCTCGCACTTGTCGGTCTTGCCGTCGAACTCCTTACCGCAAGAGCAGGTCTTCATCGAGTCTCCTTTCGCGATCTTCTCCGTCTCGCTCTGCTGGGCCGCACGCATACCGTCCGCTGCGTTCTTATGATAAGCGGCACGAGCACCGTGTATCATCGCGAACGCTGGGCTATCAGAGCCGTGAGCATCAGCGGCTTTCTGGTGCAGGTCCGCAGCACGGTCATGGTTCTCGGGCGTCGGATCATTACTCGCGTCATGGCTAGCAGCCTCTGCGTGGAGGCTTGCTGCTTCGGGAGCCTTGCCTTCCGCTCCGGCGGCGGTAGCCTTGCCGCGCAGTATGTTGGCGGTGTGTGGGCCACCCTCGTCGGTGGTCTGCGGAGCCCACTTCGCTCCGGGGTCGCGCGCTTGGTCGGAGGCGTACTTCTCCGTCGTGGGTTTAGATAGACGACCTCGCCGAGCGCTTAAACCTCCCTCCGCCCCGGCGAACTTGCGCAGTTCCACCGTCTGGTCAAGCTTCACATGGCTAAACACCGCGCTAGGAATGCACGGATTGTCCACCAAGGAGATTTCAGAAAGTGATGGTGTATAGCGCATCACCCCTTTGTTGTCGGGGTCCGGCCATCTCTTCAAATAATCCCCACCCACACTGAAACCAGTGTAAACTCCCTCCATGCACTTCTTAGCTTCTACGGGGTCAATGATGTGGGTCGCGATGTCCACCGTCTTGTTGGCGTCGTTGAACTCGATGCCCGTAGCTTTCCCGGCGGCGATCTTGCCGTGCATCGCCCGGATATTGCCTTGGCTCTTCCCGTCGCTCCGTGTGATGGCTTCGTCGCGCCACTTTTCTATCTGCGGACGGGCGGTGGCGTAGTCCATTATTTCTTTGGTTTTGTCCACGACCTCCGCAGCCGCCGTACCGAACACCTTGCAGGTTCCGTCGGGCTGCTCGACCGTCTTGGTTATCTGGGCAAATATCTCTTTCAACGTTTTGCTCCGGTTTCAGGTTAGACGATCTTCGCCGTATAGTTAGATATGGCGAATACCGATGAAGAGGCATATAAAAACATTGCGGATCTTCTTATTCTAGTAAACCACATGAGGACTTTATTACTAGAACCAAGACCGTGGTCAAAACAATGGATTACCGCGCTCGCAAAAGCTAAATTCGACATAGATACCCACTTCATGGATTAAACGATCTTTGCCGTCACGTAGTTCACTTCACCAACAAAACTAATAACGTCGATCTGGCGCTCCAGCCACTTGTAGTGCTTCTCAAGCTGATGGATCACGTCCTTGCAATCGTGGGCAGAGTCGGCGTCTTCGAGCTGTATGAACTTCACGTAGTCGGCGTTCAGCTTGGCCCACAGCGCTTCTACAGGTTCGAGGACCTTTTCGAACAACCCGCTGTAGGTCGTAAAGTCGTCAGTAGCCGTAGCGCCGCCGAGCGTTGGTTTACCGCCAAGAAACAGGATTTGCTTGACGCAGTGCTGTGCCCAACCCTCGGCACACTCACCAAGATCCTGCACGTGTCCGGCGGGGGATTTCAGGTCCTTGTGCTTGAGGACCTTAGATGCGAGGTGACACAGCGTTGCTAAGCTCCAGAACAACGTAGCCGAACTTTGGAACCCGGCGATCACTTCGGGGTTGCCCTTCACCGAGTACTCCTCACCGGAGGCTGTTGACGAAGCATACGCACAATTGCTTCTGCAATCTGCTTATCACTCTGGCGTGGAAGGTTCGGATCTCGCCCGGCAGCGATGTAATCCCCGGCGATCTTACCGTCTTTAGTGTATCCGTTCTTATCAGGCGTTTCCATGTTCGCTCCTTATACCGGACTCCCGATGTACTCGACCCAGATGTCAACTACACCCGCCGTGAATGCCGTCGTCGCAATGGTGAAGGTGATCGGGGCAGCGGCCGACAGATGGATAAAGGAAGACGCCGTGTTAGAAGTGATCAGGGATTGCTGGAAGCTCGCCGTAGTGAGGGACGCCACCGCAGTCGCTCCTAACAAGCTCGCCTTGTTCCCTCCGCTTCCCCAGCCGATAGACATAGTGCCGCTCGCACCTACACCCGCCGTAGAAACATAGATATATGAGTTGACGACAATACCGTTAAGCGGCAACGTACAACCGTTGGTAGGAGTGATAGTGCTGATCGCTCCGCCGTCAACCGCGAAGTTGTACTGCGCGTGGCAGTATTTCAGAAGACTCTTACCGGTCATCGCCTCCGGTACGAACGGAGGAAGGTTGCCGATTGGGGCGGCCCCTGGTAGGGAATTACTAACGGCGATAAGCGGGACTTGGTAGACCGTTCCCCCCACGCAGACTCCGAAATACTGAAGGCCGCCAGATACCGTAGGAACGAAGGTCGGAATGGAGTTGGGAGTTTGGGTGCAAGTAACCGGAAGCTGGGCGAATGCGGCAGCAGTCAACACCAGCGTTAGTAAGACTACGTTTCGGAAAATTTTCATGTTTAGATTCCTTAGTTTCAGTTTGGCGCTACGGGGCGTTTTAAGCGCTCGACTACCCTTACCCACCCCTAAGTACCTTTTAACCTACGGGGCGCAGCCTTAGGGTCCGTACGCGCGGTAAATACGGTTCTACGCAACTCGGTGCCCAGCGGCAACACCTACGCCCCCGGTAACCCGCCCCTCGGAGGCTTGGATATCCCCCCGAATGCGGCTAATGATTCCTTGGACGACACTGACCGCTTCTTGAGCGATTTGGAACTCGCTAGTACGGCGCTGGACTATATCCTTAAGCGCGCGGAGTTCTTCCTGTCCTCGATGATAGCCGCTCAGCGCGGCTTCGTAGATCATACGTTTAGCTTCGAGTTCCCGCTGCGCGGCTTCGAGATTCTGTTGTTCCCGCACGAGCGCTTGCTGTAGCGGACTTAATGTCTGTTGTTGTCTTGCCATTTGCTATTCCTTTGGGACTGTGCCCGGATTTGGATTTTGGTAACTTTGCTGAAGCTCGGGGAGACCAGGAAACCGAGCGGAACCGAAAGATACGAACTCAGGTTCGTCGTCCTTGGAATACATCGTTATCCCGGTAACAAGCATGACACGCCCGTTAAAATTCCCACCAACATACTTCTCAGTGGCTTCAGGCTTTACATACGCAAGGGTAGCATGAGGTTGGTAGTCGAAATTCGATTCCTTAAAGCTCCCCTCCGCTTCGATCTCCGTGTTGATACGTTCCAGCTCCAGCGAAGAGACGAACACGATGATGGGAGCGGCATCGTCGCTCTGTGGGGTAGGAGCGAAAGAGGCGATTTCACCGAACGTAATGCTAAAGGGCTTCTGAGAAGCGATATAAGCGCGGATGCCACTGAAATCATCACCCTGAACTCCGTAGCGAACTGTAACATGAAATTCGCTTTCCAAGCCATGTCCAGCTAAGTCCTCCTTCGCTATACACCCCTGTGCAAGTAACATCTCTTTCCCGACTTCAGAATCCTTAGGGATATCCACCTGCGTCATACCGTAGGAGTACTTCGCAAGGTCGCCGCCCTGGTAGAACTTCTCCACGTCCGCACCCACTTGCCCGTCCGAGATGATGAGGAATTCCTCGCCCCGAGCCAAGTCGAGAAACGCGGCGGCGGTGTCAGCCACGTCCGAAGGGGCGGAAGCGGCCACATCTTCCATCGCCTTAATAACGTCGGCAGGTTCCTCAGTCCACCCCTTACGGAAGAAAACAGTAAGTACGAGTCCGGCATCCTTCAGCCCGCTGAGATCGGGTCTGGCGGAATCCTTGGCATATCGGATAAGGTCGGAGTACCCCGCGTTACTCGCGAACTGCCCAAGCAGATCGGTATCGTTAGCTAGTTCAATGCTCACAGGTTCTTACCTCGAATAATGCTGCGTAGATCGGCTAAAGATACCGGGGTCATAGCGCCAACACGGAAGCTACCGAACCCGGCACGATAATAGTACTTCGTGTTTCCTCCGCGCTTATCCGCGACCACGGTGTACCCGATCAACGCATCTTTCTTTTGCTCATTGAGCTTACGAGCCAGTGCGGTCTTAGACATCGTGATCTTGTCGTTTTTTGCGTCAACCATGGTCTTGAGTTCCACGGCGATCTTCTCGTCGCGAAAATCAAACGCTGAGTTATCCCTCGTGCGCTCTAACCCAAGAGCGCGAGATACGATAGCTTCCTGCTGGTCGGCTGTCCGCTGTTTCTCAACGTTACAAGGAACTCGTGCGGCAAGTGCGCGTTGGGCACGTTCAGATAGAACGATCTTAACAGGTTCCTCGCTACCTCCGGTAGTCCAGCGCCCGTGCTCATCACGCTCTTCATCCTCATTACCCTTTTCCAACGCATCGTGCTCTACTACCTTGATGGCCGCGTCCCAGTAGACGTTCTTGATTCCATAGTTATCCCGGAGGTGGGATTCTACGGCAGCTTGATCGAGCATCGCCCGATCCCCATGGGTCCAGTCAATTTCAGAAGGGGCTGCATGCGTAGCGATGCGGGCGAAGTCCCCGTTAGTCTGGGCATAACCACGATTTACCGCGTCGTACTTCAACTTCTTTCCAGTCGCCGCATGGGCTTGGTCTAGCACACGGTAATGTGTAGGGCGTGCGGCGGGTTTAGCGGTAGCCGAAGCCGCCTTGGAATGGACGCCGATAACCGGATGCTGAACCCACGCGATGATCTTCTTTCCAGTACCTGGATGAGGACCGCTTCCAGGTCCGCCCTTTAACAGCTTCTCGGCGGGGGCTTCGAGACTCGGCGAAAGCACACAGCGGCAATTAACGTGGGCGGGCGGGGCATCATCCCCACTGCTGAAATCGTCGTCTATCCCAATAACTCCCTCATCTTCGTTGTCGGAGCACTCGTCACAAACATCAGGGTTATTACTCGTCTGCCAACTCTTGCCGAGCACCACGCCGCTGCGTTTCCAACCGCCGAGAGATCCCTGGCTCGATGCGGCGTTCGTCTCCGTCTGCGCAATCATCTGGGCGCGGCCCTTGCTGAAGTAGAAGCTGTCACGAATTTGCTGCTTCAGTTCGGCGGGAGTCTTGCCGTCCTCATAACTCTTGGCGATCAGGTCTCTGATGCCTTCGCGGGTGGTTTCCGTGATGGCCCATTGAGAATCGGGATTGTCGACGAGCTTTCCATCCGCGTCCCACTTCTTACCCACGAGTTCCGCCCCACGGGCGCGTGCGTAGTCGCGGGCGTCCTTGTTGAAAAGGTCGAACAGATTCTCGTTGGTAACTTGTAGCGTTTCCAAAGCGGTTTTCCCAGCGGTGAGAAAAGAAGCGTTCAGCGCATCTGTGACATCTTCGATAACAGGATCGTGAGCGTCGTCCAAATCGAGGCTGTCAACAATTTCATCGGTAGACTCGCCGTCCCCGTAAGCTTTCGAAGCCTCGCTCGAAACCGAATCCGAAAGGGCATCCAAGTTCTCTTCTAGTGCCTTCTGGATCTTCTTGCGCGCCTTACGAGCCGCATCGCTTTCGCTAGGCTTCTTTACCTTCTCCAACTCAGTACTCAACGCGACGAAAGGGCGGGGCTCGTTTTCGCTACCCCCGACCGGCAGTAACTTCAAAAGCTTCTGGACTTCTTTCTTACTAACAGCGGATAGGTCTTGCTTCTTCTCGCCGCCCTTAGCGCTCTTGCTTGGCTTCCCGAATCCCTTGCTCGGCGCTCCACCAGAGTTGGGATTCTTGCTGCTCGGAGCTTTACCTCCACCGTTAGATGGAGGACCGGAAGTACCCCCAGCAGTGTCATCATCAGGGTTACCGCCGAAACCGGGAGGCGGAGCAGGCGGCTGCATCCCTATTTCTAAAGCTTCTTCAAGGAACACAGGGCCGGTCGGTAGAAACACAATGGGCTTGTCGCCGATGTCCCCCTCGTACGGCTCCTTGCCCTGATCGTCGCGCACCTCGTTTAGTGTCGTGGTGCAGTTGCGGACCCCCATGTCGAATATCTTCGACTGGGTGGCCGGGTCGCTTTCCGCGCTGGTGTCATACACGTGCTCGATGTCTCCGAACTCGTCACCGAAGTACTCGCGCACACAGCCAGTTAGAGTCGCGCTTATGCGCCCCAGCGTGGGTAGCTTACCCTCTTCTACCGCTGACTGTTGAATCTGCTGCGATGATGCCCTATTCATTTGTTTGACAAGAGCATTCGGAGCTACGGAAAAAGCATAACAAGAAACGCGGGCCAGCCAATCGTCCCGGTCATCCTTGATCATCGGATCTTTAGTCTGTGTAATAGACTTAGCTTCAGGGATGAAACGAACGCGACGCTTTAACGCCACGTTACCCTTCAGTTCGTCAAAGAAAGCTTGAAATTGAAGAATCTGCTGCGCTCCCATCTCGGCGCTGAGGCTGATGATCATCTCCGGCACATTTCCTTCGGTGTAAAGTGCCTGCTGACTAACCATCCGATTCATGCCGATCAAGATTGTGTTGATGATCTGCTCGACCGGACTATAACCATATAGGCGGGATACCGTCGGGTTGAACGGTTTGTATACGAGCGGAAGACATCGATGCTGTTTCCCGTCCGAGTTCAATGTCCTCTTACCCACCTTACAATCTAGACATAGGCCACTCGTCATATCAAGCGCTGGACTGCCCTTAATTATTTGCTGGTAGGCTGGGTTCGGAGGAGCTGGCCTCCAACCCTGCATGTCGATCAGCGGCTTTACCGTCGCCCCGTCGATCAAACGAAGCCCGAGTATCTCGAAGTCCTCATCGAGAACTGGCCAGATAGAGAGCGCGTCGGTAACGAGCACTTCCTCGATAAGCATGTTCATCCAATCGAGGAAGTCATACTGTTTATCGGGTCGGTAGAAGAAGTCATTGAGGAACCCAATTCGCTTGTCGCCAGCATTGCGTGCCTTATGAGCGACCTTGCTCTCCCCGCTCTCCATCTTCACGCGCCACATCTGCGGCATCTCCAACATCTGGGCCTTACGGGTCTCGATGCAAAGCCGGACGATGTCATAACGCGCGAGCTGGCGCAGCGTGTTAAAATCAACGCTACCGGGCTGCTCCTGCCGCGGCTGGAAATACAAGTTGGTACCGAACGGATAGTCAAACGTGCGAGGCAGAGTACCGGGAGGCGCGACCGGAACCATCGGCTGGTTAGGCGACATATACCCCGTTGAAGAGGTTACTCCATCAATCAGATGCCGCATGCCCGTAGCGATGGCGATCTGACCTTGGGAGATCGGGTCCATTATCGGATCGGCAGTATCATTCATCAACGCTTTGTGTAATCCAGAAAGAAGCGCCATTGTTCTTTATCCGGCGAACGCGATGTTATTACCCTGCCCTAGATCGGTAGACACGAACAATTGTAGGTTCGGCTGCGGCCCTACCCGCCCCTGAACCTTAAAGGTGTTCGGCCCTAAACGAAAATCACCAGATGACATATCAGAACCCGCTGATGTACGCAGAAACTCCAGATCAAGATATCCACCGCAAGCCTTGTCGATTATTACTTGAGCGACATGGGCCTTCACGCTTAGATCATCCGGCCATGGATACGGGAGTGCGGCGCAGTTTGAATAGCAGCGAATACCGTATGAACGGAAAGTACTGACCTGTGCCGTAGTAGGTTCCATGTTAACCTTGAGTCCGACATTGTTCACCTCCCACATCATGTTACAAACCGTCACAAACGACGGGCAGTAATGGTATGCTCCATTATCTACGCCTTGAATTTGTACTTGGACATTCCAATTCGTGGTACTCACAGAATCAATGGTGATATTCGATCCAGGGTTAACGAAACTTCCGCTGGAGTATCCGACGATCAGAATGCCCGGCACGTCGGCCATCGTACCCGTAGGATTCGGGCGATTCAGGTAAACGTACTTCCCACCAACCACACGGACCTGATTCGCCCCGGCGAAGACGAGCGCGGGGGCGAGCGGGGGCCTACCAGTCGCGGCTCCGGTAGGTCCGTATCCCCCTAAGGCATAGCAGTTTTTGAGGTAGATGCCCTCAGGGATTGCGCTCGGGATCGTCTGAGTCGGTGAAAAGCTGAACGCCGTTCCCTCATTTCCAAATACGCAGACGTCCCCAATTTCTGGCACGTTTGACAGGGACCGGAAATCGAGTACAGGCGGCGGTGGGTTCGCGGCTGTCAGCGCAGGATTGTTCGCGAATCGCTGGCACATGCTCACGTCGAAGGATAGATGTCCGCCTACTCCCGACGATCCCCTCACCCACTGGATTCCCGGCCCCATAGCCACAGGATCTACCGTCAGAAACGGCCCAACGTCGCTAGGCTCATTTCGGGCTCTAAGAATAGATGCCTTTGCACTAGCCCCGACGCCCATCATCCCTTCGCCCATCAGTTGCACGCCAGGGGCAGGAATCGAGAGCGGACCAGAGAGGGTGACCCCGCAACCGGGCACGAACACGGTGGATGGATAGCCGGGCTTGGCGGCGTCCGCCATGGCACGGATGATTGCGGCGGTATCATCCGCGTCACCTGCGCCACCGTTCTGCCGAGCCCCATAGTCCCGTATGTTGAGCGCAATGGGTGAGAAGGATGCCGAACCACCTATCGGGACTGGCGATGGTACTGGCGCGCTCGGAAGGGCCGCAACTGCGAACTGTACGGCCTGCTCGATTGTAGCGGTGAGATCGGTGGCGAGTGTGATAACGGTAGGGTTTGTGCTCATAGAATTTGATCCTCCCAGTCTGGAAGTTCGACCGTCTCATTCTTGAGTTTGTGCCAGCAATCGCCCAGAAATTGAATCTTCCCTGCGTTCACGAAAGAATGGCACCGAGAATCGGGGCAATTTTTGTTGCACAAAAGCGAAGGCGCGAAGGTCGGTTTATCGAATGAACCGTTAAAGGTCCAACGTGGAACGTGTACTCCGATAGGCGCAGAACTTGCCCCGACCGTAAAATGGTAATCGTATCCGCAACCGGGACAATGGAACCAATATCGATTCGGCCCATGGTTGTCTGGATACTGATAGATCTTGTTGCTCATCTCTTCTCCGGCTTTCCGTCCACCAGCAGCACGCCGTCTTTCGTGGTGCAATACACGTGGATGATCACGTTGAGATCAGTGGCGAGTAGGGTAGTAGAGATCGTGCTCACTGTAGAGTCCTCGTAGTAGTAACGGTTACTTTGCTCGCGTCTATTATAAAATTCACCGGATCAGAATCTTTCCATAACTGAGTCATAACGTGGCCGACCCCCGTAGAACCTGACGGTATCGGCACGGTAGTGGTCCACGCCAGCGCCGCGTAATTGGAGGCGACCGGAACCTCAATTCCTTTTAACCTAGCTGCCGCATACGGCAGCGCCCATCCGGCTCCCAACAAGACGGAATTAGCGACCGGGGAGACCGTGAACACCTTGCCGGTAGCTAGAAACCCGGCAGTCGCGCTACCATCCCCCAATACACGGAACACCCGCTCCAACACGCTGTAGGTTTGGGCACTCCCGACCACTTGGGAAGCTACCGCAGCATCCAAAACATGCATCTGGGACATGTGGGAAAGCACGGCGCTAGATGATACTGACACGGACTCACCAGAAGCGTTCGTCATAACGATTGTCCATAGGGTATAAGACTTCGCTAGTCGCCCGCCGAGAATTGATTTGGTGACCGCTTTAGAGATAGGTATGGCGACTACGTTAATCGACCCCGAGACGGAATTCTGCCCGAACACCGTCCCGAAGATAAACAATCCTAAAAATACCGCGCGCATATCCTTTTAAAGTACCGTTTACCGAGCGCTAGGAGGCCAAGGTTAGCTCGGCGGGGGATTACCCACCCCTAACTACCCCGCCGAGCTAAAAACGCTCCTAGGGGGTTTAGCTAACCCTGAGGTACCACCCACTTCCCACGGGTGCGCCGAACTTTTCATACGTATGTCCGTCCGGTTGGGGTGGTGTCGTCATCCCGCTCGGGAACGTGTCCCCGGCTAAAGCTGACCACCACATAGTGCTGCCGTTTTGACCGCCCATCATGATCATATTGGGAATCGTGTTCACGGGAGGGTTATCGGCATTCGCGGCCACTGCTGGCCCCTGTGGGCATACGGGCGTCGTCCCGATCTGGTAGTATACGAATCCCTGCGCGTCGGCAGGCGCCAGTTCCCACGCCATCGGCGGAGTTGGAGGCACCTTTAGGTATGCCGGAATGTTCTCGCCGCTACGCATGTTGGCTACATAATCAGCATACGCGGCAGCGGCACGAGCCTTTAGTCCTGCGTTTAGCTGTGCAACGTTAACCACTGATGCATTGTATGTAGTCTGAATATCATTGGCGAGCGTGGGAGCGCCCGTCGTAGGGGGTAGATTCGGAATAAGTACCGGATCGGACGGCACGAGATCGCCGGAAATAGGTGGATTCTGTCCACTGCCTCCAGCAGGCATTTGAAGCTGACTTGACATTTTACTACTCCTTTATAGAATTCATCGCTAAGGCATATAGTGCCATCGAGTGCCACTTCGCGGGATTTAACCAATCTCGCCCAACAGGTTTGACACACACCGAAGTCAAATCCACCGCATGGACGTAGGGGAACTCCGGCGACCAGAACGGAACTTCAGCCACCGGATCGCCTATTACCTTACCCATATTGTGGTAAGAAACCGTAGGTACGCGCTTAATCAGATTGGCCAATGTCGTCATTCCCGAGCGAGGCTCACCCCATGCAACCCGCTTTGTCACAGAACCTGGCCTTACTAACTCCAACAGCCCCGTTAGGACCGCGCCCCGCGCTGCCCCTAGAGAATGCCCAGCAATTACATAGGGGGCCTTAAATCGTTCCAAAATCTCATCGCGGACGGCCTCCATGCCGAGAAAGAACCCAGTGTGGACGAACCCAAGACCAACGTGCTCGATGAGGGTCCATTCAGGAAGGACTAGGAAGTCTCGTAGCCAATCCCCCGGCGTCACCGAGCCTCTCAAGATGATGTGCGTAACGCCATCAAGCACCTTTACCGTCCATACCACTGGATCGCCCAGAGGCGTATGGCAGTCCCATCCTGGATCAGGGGCGCAGCCATAAATTGCGAGCTGCCACTGGGCGAGACCTGCGTTAGTCACTTTCCCGATTTCCTCAAATCGAAGTTCTCCGCGCAGATGAACCGCTTACCGTCCCAGAGCGTCACCCGAATCATGGTTAGCTTCCCTGACGGAAGATCGAGCCAATCACTTGGGTGGGCAGGCTGGTAGGATATCTCGCGGGGCTTTTTCTCTCCGTTAAAATACAGGCCCAAATCTGCGGTAGTCGCCGTGCGCCCCGCCCAATGGATCTGAGGCTTTTGCGGCGTCTTAGAATCCGTGTCGGTTGCAATAGCCACAGCCGTGCATTTACCGAACTGCTTCCATGAGACCTTATACCCATTGTATGGGTCTCCGGGAGGGGCATTGCCCTTATCCCACGACTGCTGAACGTGGTCAACTAAGTTTGGGTCATCCGTAGTCCCTCTCTTAGGCTGGCTTTGCTCGTCGGCGCGAGTGTCAAATAGGACAACGAACAAAGTAATAAACACAATCAAATATCCGTGACTACGCATATTCCCCCATTTCTGCTAAAGCCTCGGCCATGTACTCCGCCGCTCGCGGGACCCTGGCGATGTCGGCCATTCGCGAAGTCCCGGCACAGGTTTCCATATTACAGACATAACCGGAGTTGAACGCGCAGCGAAGCTGAGCATTCGAAGTGGCTACCACGCTACTAGCCCCATTACACAGGTCACATCGAACCGGTTGAACGACGGCCATTTTAGTGTATCACCTTCACTCCGTTGATCGATTTTACGCCGTTAACTGATGTAGGAATTGAAGCTCCAGCCCCCACCAAGATTGTCAACGTTCCGCTCACCGCGGTGTTCGATATGGTATCGATGGTCTGGATTGTAAACGTAAACAATCCCGTAGTTGTTGGAGTTCCGCTGATCATTCCAGTAGTGGAACCGAGTGTCAAACCAGTAGGCAGACTCCCGGACGCTACACTCCAGTTGCTCGTTGGAGGGTTCGGAACGCAGTTGGAAGTGGCGATAGTCTGGGAATAAGCTATTCCTACCGTTCCACCGGGCAGGCTAGTAGTCGTGATCGCACAAGAGGCCACGCTGCCGTTAATACTCACCACACCCGATGTGTTTTCGAACTCAATCGAGTTGTCGTTGGCCGCTACCGTGAACGGACTGCCCGCGACTCCCGTACCGCCTACCGTGACTGTGTAGGTCCCTGGCGTCAAACCTCCGAAAAGATACTGGGCCGTCCCCGCGTGCGTCGTGGTGAACCCCGTCATGGTGCTGTGGGTAGTCCCGCCACGAGCGAAGATCGCCACCTTGTCGGCAGTCTGAACACCGGTCCAGTTGGCATCCGGGTTCAGGGCCGTTGCCGTCTGAGGACAGGACGCGGTGTAATCTGGGCACAACTCGTACACCACCACGTCGTCAAGCGACGTGGCAGATGCCCCGATTGTGGAACCGGCTGAAATTGACACGCGGTGGGAATGAGTCCCAAGAAGAGTACCACCAGATCCACTCGCGTTGTTGTAGTTCGGGTTAGCGAGCGACCACACGCCGTCGTCACGCACGGTTATCGTACCTGGAGAGAAGATCGAAGCCGTAAGGCCAGCTTTGCGCGCTGGACCTAGTGAGTCGGATGCCGCCCCAGACTCATGTTCGTACACATACCCCGTGGGGTTCGTCCCAGCACAGGATGTACATACGGTGTCGCCTTCGGGATATGCTGCTTCCAGACCGTAGCCTGAATTGTTAGGCTCCCCATTCTGCGTGAAATGGAGATGGTGAACTAAGGTTGTTGCGGAGCCCATTGCAATGCTGTGGTGATCCACGATCACCTCATGGGCCCCCGGCTTTTTAAAGTGCCCAACTTCCCGATAGGCATACGTTGGCCCCCCGCTGATCGCCCACATGCCTGTCATATTCGAGCGGGCATAGGCGAAGGTGGAAGTAGTGTCCCCGTAATTGGTAGCCCATCCGCCCCCAGGACGGCTTGCCCAGCGATCAAAGTATGCGATACACGGGCCACCTGAAGTACCCAGGACGCTGGCCCCGCCGATGCTGGGCATATCGGAAAACTCGGCATTAAGCGCGCTGATCTCGGCTATGTCGTAATTACCGCTGAAGACGTAAAGGTTATCATCACCAAGCAAGTACCCGGTACGGTATATACCCAGTGCACCTGCTTGGCAGTTATCATACCCATGCCCAGAGAACGACCGGCTTTGGAAGAACATGGACGTCGCACTAGGATTGGTGTATCCCCAGTCACTCATGCTTACCAGGGCGTCCGACCGAAGTGTCGGGATACAGTACTGCCCTACGACGTCCCCGGTAAGGGGAGACAGTGATGAACACACCGAATTTCGGGTGTCATTGAAAATGAACTGCTTCGGCTGTACGGTGTGATCGGAAGCAGTAATCGCTGGGTTGTAATTTAGCCATGCCAGAACACTCGCGTCCTGATCACTACCTTGTGGAAAGTTGTTGTGCTTCGTCGTGAAGTCCTTTAGGTATTGCGAGGACGTTGAAGCATTAGGGTTTGTGTAGCCTAGGAAGTCAGCCGCTGTGTCAGTAGGATCAACAGCGCTATTGCTATTATTGTACCCGATGTTCCACCCCCACATCGTCGTACTATCACCACTCCAGGCGCGGTGATCCGGCAATGTGTTGTACTGATAGAACAGGTTCTTGTCGCGCAACCAAGTCTCTGGAGTCAAGTTAGGAAAACCTGTAAAGCTGTTCTTCAGCTCCATCTCCAAAACACTATGGAACTTGGCAACCTGTCCCCAGTAATGGCTGGTCCCATTCTCGCCGTATGCCGTGTGATAATTCCAGTCCCACGGGAGAGAGTAATTCCACGCATAGGACTCGATCTCTTCAATATCTGCGATGGCTCTGGAGTCGTCTGCGACCAACGGCAGGTCGATTTGCAGTTTCCCCATCGGATAGATAAAGTCCCCGTTACCATCGGCCAGTGCGCGCCCACCGAGGCCACTGTCAACGTAGTACGCTTGGGGCAACCGGCCAGGGCCGATGACGAAGTTCCCAGAATATTTCTCGTAGTGATATAGACCACAATCGCCCGTAGTCCATTGGTGCAGGTAGATCGGGATCTGGGGAAAGCCTGAAGCGAGATCGACAGACAACTCTTCGTCATCGATTATTGCCAGAACGGTGTCCGAAGTTCTGACGGTAACGTAAGCAGTGTTCTTTGGAGTATAGTAATTCCAGACTTGGCTTAGCCCAGCGATTGGTGACCCGGCAGCGATCTGATCCCCCACACTCACAGTCGAAGTGAAGTGGGTATGGTGCCCAGTTACCGTCGTAGTCGTAGCAGTCACGGCTGGAAAAATAGCATAGGTGTCAGTCGCGGTTGGGATGGGCCAGATACCGAGAGCCCACTGTGACGGAGAGATGTCCGGCTGGTGCCCCGTATTACTGTTGACCAGGGACGTGTACGAATTGCCTCCGTAAGTAACCGTCCATCCATAAGAGTAGGTTCCACCGGATGAGTAGGCCCCGTAAGTAGTGACGCCGTAGTAGCCCGCGCTCGGGATACTGATCGTCGCCTTCTTAGAGACGTAGTTTGTAATATACCCATACCAGATCGCACCTGTTCCAGCCTGGGTAATGCGAACGATGTCCCCGACGTAATAGCCATCCGCCTGGGAATCCGAAGAAGCCAGAGTTACAGACGTACCGTCCCCGGCTACTGGTGCCCCGGTCACGAGCGCTGCATCCTGTACTCCCTGGTTTTTGTTGCACGCCGTGTCGTTGTCGTTGAGTATTTGGCCCCGAAGCGCGGACTGTTGGGTCGAAGTCAGAAACGGATATGCCTGCTGAACGGTGAGCCCCAAGTCGAGGTTGTAGTGCCACGACGCGATGGCGTAGTCGAGGTAGGGTCCGAAGTTTTCATTCTGCGCGAACTCCCCGAAAAAGTTCAGGTGGGTCAGAACGTTGATCGCGCAGCTTAAAGACCCTTGCCGCTGGCGGCGGATCATGAAATCCGTCGCGCACAGGTATCCAACGGAGAGCCAGTTGGAGTTGTTTGCAACCCCACTTCCGCCCTGGTACACATGCAGCATGGGTGTTGAGATCCACTGGTTCGACCATCCAGTAATCGAGGCCCATAGAGAGAGCGTGGATACGGCCCACTGGCTCAGCACAACGCAGTTGCTTGACCCTCCGATCACGTTGGGGTTCCCCGGCGTTGGCCCGCAGGTGAGGTTGTTGGCCCAGTCCTGGTTTGCTGCGCTAGCAGGAGAGCCAGTCAACGTTAGAGTATAGGAGTTACCAACCACTGTCGCGACGGAGAACTCTCCGTCAATGGCGTTCCCGGTTGTCCCGAAGATGCCGACCTTGGCTCCGACCGCGATGATCGGGGTAAAACTCAAACTAACTGTCAGAACGGAGCCGCTCTTTACCGCACTCGTAAGCCCGTTATCAGTGGATAGTACCACCTGACGATAGTGCGCCCCATTGAGACCGTCCTGCATGCCCAAATGGATACCATCGGAGATCGTGTAGGGAGTAACTTGACCGCCCCACTGGACTCGCAGACCGGCCAAGCCGGGAGTGGACCCGTCGCACCATGTGCCCGACTCCACAATGGGAGTATGGGTTAGATCGTCCATCTTAAAGTGAGTAGAATCAATAACTGGAGAATGGACGTAGCCTACCACTTGGTAGTTGCTGATATACCGCCGCGAGGAGTCGTTCACGCACACTTCATGGTTCTGGATCATCATGCCAGCTACTAGGTTATGAGGATCGATGGTCTGAATCACCCCGCCGGACGAGATACCATTGATCTGGTACCCGATGGGGTTATCACGCAGATGGATAGTCTGAGCGTTCCCATGTTGAGGCAGGAAGCCAAACAACGTGAAGCCCAGCAGGAGATAGATGGCTTTCATTTGAAGGTTGCCACCGTACACGTATACCCACTCTCGGTAGATACTGACCACTGCGGATTAACTGCTCCCGCTACCGACTGGACCAGATATCCGTCACCGCCTCCGATAGCAGTCCCGCCGATGAACGGGCTCGTGTCTTCTTTGGTGAGCCCGCTGTTAATTGTTACCGTCCCAAGCGATGTCTGGGAAGTTGCAAAGGCAGCTACGATGACTTCTCCATTTACTCCTGGAGTTACACTACCAGCCTGACAGGTAGTCCCCGAAACTACCCCGGATTGTGCCTGCTGGTCGAACGGAGCCGAGATGTCCGCGTTGCTAAAGCACATCGGCATAATCATCGGGAAGTTCCCATTCAGCGTAAACGTCATGGAAGACGAAACATTGGCGTTCTTCGCATAAAAGATCGCCACGTTAGCAACGCCATTCTGGGAATTTCCCAAAGCTATCCAAGTATTCGCCGGGCTAGAGGTCGGTGTCTCGCCTGAGACTATGGCTCCATAATCCGAAACGGGCATCACGATCAAATTGGCCCCCGTGCAATTAATGGCGGAGGTAGTCACGGTGCCGGAGGCTTGGGCAAAGGTGTGGTTGATCAGGACCTTTCCTCCGCCACCCCCGCTGGCCACCTTCCTGTGCTTACTCATTCCAATAAACTGAGCATGACAAGTCGCCGCACAAATCAAGAGTAGAATTACTCGCATTTATCTTGTCCCCGTGATCACGAACGTCGCCTGCTTCGAGGTTCCATCGGCTACAAACGTAAACTTCGCGTAGTCCGCGCTGACCAGCGTAGTTGTTCCGCTCTGCGTTCCGGATGCAAACGAGTTGGTACACGTTACCGCACCGGTCAAGAGTCCTGTGCTGGCCCCGTTACTTACGTTCATGGTGCTCGTCCCGTTATTGTCGGTGTAGCACTTAATGGCCGTGATCGTCCACGTCACTCCGAACTCGTTCAGGCACGCGGACATCAGGTAGGTTCCTGCCGTGATGGCGTTTAGTCCGTCTCCGAGACCCGGCTGACAAGAGAGAATCTTGTACCTCGCCAGCATCATCGTACTAGCATTTCCGCTGGAATCGAGGCAAACCTGAAGATTTGACGTTGAGTCGAAGTAGCAAGCGACGGAACCGCCTGCCGGGGTAATCGGAGCAGTCCCAGTCGTGCCGACCACCAAATATGGCCCGCTCGGCGTCACGCTCAGCATCTTCTTCCACGTGTTCGTAGCAGAACACCACCAATAATCTTGGTTCGTGGTATCAAGATACACTGCTAGATTCGAACTCGACGGAGCAGTGCAAGACGCCACCGGAGTGCCAGATCCAGACGTGAGCACCACGGAACCGGAACCGCTCGGGAGACTCGTTAAGTTGGCCCCGCTGAATGTCGGGGCAGATTGGTATGTGGGTGCTCCGGCACCACCCGTCGGTGGGCCAGCCAGCACCGTATTGGGAGCGGCGTTAGACAGAGTGAAGGACAGTACGGGGGATGACGTCGGCGCAGACACGGAAGTAGTAAAGAGAGGACTTAAGGTTCCCGCCGCAAAGTTCGTAAGGGTTCCCGACCCGGCAGACCCGACACTAACCCAATCCCCGGCCTGCGTGCAAGCCGTATTGTTGCACGCGTATAAGATTCCAGCCGCCGTTTGACATTGCTGGCGTAAGGTGCCTATCGTATTTCCGGGAGAACCAACGCACGCGATGGGCGTAGCGAATGGAACCCAATCTGAATTGACGGCACATCCCGTAGGCTTATTACATATCCATAAAGCAACGCTGCTCGTGTAGCACTGAGCATGGTATACGCCGAACGTAGCTCCGGGCGTGCCTGAACACGGATAACTCTGCGCCCAAGCGAGGGAGGAGAAAAGCAACAACAGAGGGAGAAATCGTTTCATAATAGGATTCCCGTGTTCAGTTTTCAGTTTTCTTCACGTTAGCCATGGCGAGCGCGAACGACATGATGGCCGTAGCCCACCAAGCCCCCTCGCGGCCCCAGTGGAGATAGCTCGCGTATACGGCGGCGGCGAACGCGAGCACGGTGAGCACGTCCGGAGCGAACACCAGAAGGACGATGAAGTTGATGAGGCGGCCTATTAGGTCGCGAAGATTGGAGGCGAGGTTAGAGAGCATTCATCCATACCACTATACGGTCGTCCAAGATCTGACGATACGCTTTCATAAAGCCCAACTGCTGGATAAGACGAGCCTTCTCCTCACTCGGTAAAGAGTTAAAAAGATGTCCCCAAATAAAGGCGTCGAGCTGTTGTACCTTTTCGTTAAGTTGGGAGCGTTCCCCAACAACTCGCTGTTGGTATGGTTCCAAGGGATTCATATATTACGTCTTAAAGAAACCGGCAGAACCCATCACCTTGGGCTTAAACACTTCGCGCTGGTAGCCGCGACGCTCCGGTAATACTGCGGGAGGTTCGGGCTGGGGCTCGCGGGCATTCCGCATGAAGGCGGGCGTCACCTTAAAGTATCGCGCCCGCGTGTAGCCACGAAGAACAACGGGAGCGGAGCGGAGCACTTGGTGATATCCCTTACACTCACCACACAAGACCTGATCGTGAGAAGCGGTAATCGTGCTCGCCACGGAGACGTGAGTTTTTGCTACGGGAAGGTTAGCCACGGTGAAGTGTCCGCAGCCGAGAGCGCACATAGTAGGAGCGTTCATTGTTTTCCTTTCTTCTTTTTACAAGCATCCCACCCGTCCTGAACTACCTCGACGGGTTTGTTCTTATCGAGGCACCGACACTGAGCGATAACCGCTCCGCACGAACACTGTTGTATAAAATGTCCGGCATGGTTCATTATTTCTTCTTTCCTGGGGCGGGAGGATGCCCCATGTCGGTCTTAGGACCGAGTACGTCGATTGCTTGGAGCAACTGGGTACGGACGTTGTAGGCATCCATCAGCTTCATCGTTACGGATTGTGAGTTCACGGGAGCGCCGTCGATAATACCGGCAGGTATTATCACCGTAACCATCTTAAGATCTCCGGAATTGGGAGTGAACTTGCCGATGGAAGCTTCAATAGCTTGGGATAACGTCGCCTCGAAGCTAGCGAGTACCCCGATATCGTCCGGCAGCTCCAAGGTGATACCGTCGTACATTCGTATCTCTGTCATATTTAATCCTTACGCGGAGGCCATCATCACGACGGTCTCCGCGATCTTATTCGCAGTGGAGAGTTACTGCGAAACTGGCGTGCCGAAACTGAAGCTAGCCGTCGAGGCTGGTCCGACGATGATATCCACCGGAACTGAAGTCACCGGAGCGCCAGGA